GTAATACGTAAGCAATAAGCTTTCCACCATTGAATCCAGTCCCTGCCACCATCCAACTCCAAACCAATCCTCCTGTCCAGGCGTTGTACATCTTCGCGATGTGTTGTACATAAGGATTAGAACCTCGCGGGGATATCTCTGATGAAAAGAGAGGAGTTCCTGCGTTCTGACTGGTGGTCCATGAGAACGTTCCCACGCAGATGTCTTTGCGGTATAACTCCCCAGGCATTTGTCCGTAAGACCCAGTTCCTGAATTAAGAAAGTTATTCTTCTTTGTCGCTCCTTGGCTTCCTTCAATCGGCGATGGATCCACTGGAGATCCAGCTCCGTGCGTTGACATGTCACCACCGCCATCTCCCACTGTTGGTGGTTGCGCCATTGTATGAACATCTGCTTCGTTTCTTAACGTTTCACCACATCCGTATAACGTTTGAAAATCTTCGGATAGGTCAAAATGCCAGATTTGAGCAAAACACGCACCAAATGACATCCATTTTGTGTAAGCGATGCTATAATCTCGGCAACGGTCCATGAGGTGATCGCGCATTTCGCGCCAAAATTCTATTCCGTGGTTCGTTGCCTCCATCATTGCGCTTTCAATTGTGCCAGTGATTGTGCAGATATCGAATCTAACAATTCCTTTGTCTTTCCAATAGTCATGTGGTTTGTTCGTCTGTACGAAATCCAACATCTTTGAGAAACTCTCTTTTTGTAATGCTCCACACCAATACTTACTGATTTCTCCGTTTGGTAGTTCTGCTTTGACAAAGTTCCGCTTGAGAAACTCAAGATCTTTCAGAGGTCTGAATTTCGGTTTTCCTGTCGACTTGTCAGCTGGTGTGCATGTCACTCCAAATTTTGCTGTCTCGATGATGTAATTTTCCGGGGAGAACAATGTTCTCGCATGTTGGCTAACTGTAGTCATTCCGTCGTCTCCATAGAAACTGCTCGCTACGTGTTTTAAAAAACAATCGAGCGTCATCCATTGTCTCATGTTGTTCTGACTGCACAGTTTAAGCCACACATAGTAGTCATAGATGAAATGAATGATACTATTGTCTGTTCCTGTTAGTGATTGTCCAGATGGATTACCTCCTGGTAGTCTCACGACAAAATCTCTGTACAATACGAGTGGTCGTTCTGCATACGCATGTAGTGTTCGTCGGATTGCATCGTCTTCTGGTTTCCAATGAGGATCGTTTTTCCTGTAGATTCGATTCCACACGCGAACTACCTTACTCATGACTGTCAACGGTACACTTGAATCAAAATTTGATGCGTCAACGTCGAAACCAAGGCAAGAAACTTTCGCGTGCCAATGATACAGTTGATGAAAACCAATTCCTTGAGGATTGATTCCGATCTTGATCGGATGATACTCATGTGTGTCGGACATTGCTGCAATTGCCGCACCGAAGTACATTCTGTCGGCGAGCACTTTGTCGAGCGGTG